GTGGCTGCAACACGCCAAGGAAGAAGCCCTCGATCTCGCCGTCTACCTGGAGCGGCTGATCCGCATCGAGGCCGGCCACGCAGACGCAGAGCCGGCGGAATACCCACCCATCCGCGTCCGCATCCGCCTCGCCTCCGGCGACGAGGTGGTGCGCGACGTGGCGACGGTGGCCGAGGCGGTGGCGGAATTGCCGTGGCCGCTGGCGGTGGCGTGGGAAGTGGCCAACATCCAAGGGGCTTTTTGGTGATGCTCCACCCTGAATACGCGGCGTTTCTTGCCGGCAAAGCGCCGCGCGCGCAGGCGATCGGCATAGAGCCGGGCGCCATGCCGCCGCACCTGTTCGACTATCAGGCCGAATGCGTTCGGTTTGCGTTGCGGCAGGGCCGCGCCGCCATGTTCCTAGACACTGGCCTGGGCAAGACGCGAATACAGCTTGAATGGTGCCAGCAGGCGGCCGACGCGAGCAACGGCCGGGCGCTGCTACTCACGCCGCTCGCCGTCGCACGTCAGATTGAGCGCGAGGGCCTGGCGCTGGGCTATGCGGTGCGCGTCATCCGCAGTCAGGACGAGGCGCGGGACGGCATCAACATCTGCAACTATGATCGCCTCGCCGCGCTCGATACCGTGCAGTTCGGCGCCGTGTCGCTGGATGAAAGTTCGATCCTCAAGAGTTTCACGGGCGCCACCACGCGGGCGCTGATTGCGTCGTTTGCCGATCACCGGTTCCGGCTCGCCTGCACCGCGACGCCGGCGCCGAACGATCACATGGAGCTGGGCACACACGCCGAGTTCCTGGGCCAAATGCGCAACGTCGAGATGTTGTCCCGGTGGTTCATCAACGACACCGCCACGGCATCGCAGCAATGGCGCATCAAGGGCCATGCCGTTGAAGCGTTCTGGGATTGGGTGGCGTCATGGGCACGCTGCGCCGAGACGCCGGCTGATCTCGGATACGACGCATCCCGGTTTGTGCTGCCGGCGCTGAACATCCACCGCCACAAAGCCGCCGGGGATCTTCGCGCACCGGCCGGAATGCTGTTCGCGTCGGACCTGTCCGCGACGAACATGCACGCCATCAAGCGCGAGACGGCGCAGGCGCGTGCCGAGGCCGTGGGCGCGCTGGTGGCTGCCGAGCCGGGCGAGGCGTGGGTGATCTGGTGCGACAATGACGCCGAGGCCGATGCGCTGATGGCAGCGGTGCCGGGTGCAGTGGAAGTGCGCGGATCGCACACGCCGGAGCGCAAGGAAGCGGCGTTGACGGCGTTCGCCATGGGCGAGGCGCGATACATCATCACGAAGCCATCCGTGGCTGGCCAGGGCCTCAACTGGCAGCACGCGGCGCGTATGGCTTTCGTGGGCCGCAGCTTCTCCTATGAGGCTTGGTATCAGGCGGTTCGCCGCTGCTGGCGTTTCGGCCAGACGCGGCCCGTCGATGTCCATCTGATTGTCGCCGAGGGTGAGGATCAGATCGGCCGCGTGATCGACCGCAAGGCGGACGACCACCGAACCATGAAGCGGGCCATGGCCGGCGCGATGGCGCGGAGCCGGGCGGCAAAGGCCGCAACCCGCATCCCATACGAACCAACACACATCGGGAGGCTGCCGGCATGGATGTGCGCTGCTTGAACAGTGCCCACGGTCAGAAGTGGACGGCGCTTAACGGCGATAGCTGCGACGTGCTGGCGCAACTGCCGGACTCGTCGATTGGCTTCTCCGTCTATTCGCCGCCGTTTGGCGATCTGTTCGTCTATTCGGAAAGCGAGTGCGACCTCGGCAATTCGGCCAGCGACGCCGAGTTTTTCGAGCATTACGAGTTTATCATCCGCCACAAGCTGCGGGTGACGAAGCCGGGCCGGCTTTCTGCCGTCCATTGTTCAGACCTGCCCACGCGCAAGTGGCGGGATGGGTTCATCGGCTCAAAGCCGTTTTCGGACGATATCGTGGCCGCGCACCTGCGTGCCGGGTGGACGTTCGTGCGGCGCGTCACGATCTGGCGCGATCCGGTGGTGGAGATGACGCGCACGAAGGCGCTGCACTTGCTGCACAAGCAGATCCTCAAGGACAGCACATGCTCGTGGCCGGGAACGCCGGATTACCTGCTGCTGTTCCGCGCGCCAGGTGAGAACGCCGAGCCCGTGGGGCACAAGCCGGCCGACTTCCCGGTGGAGCTTTGGCAGAAGTGGGCCAGCCCCGTGTGGTTCGATATCAGCCAGACGGCGGTGCTCAACAACAAGGCCGAGGCGTCAAAGTGGATTGGCGACGCGCTGAGCCTCGACGCCGCGCGCGAGGAAGCCGACGAGCGCCACCTGTGCCCGCTGCAACTGCCGCTGATCGACCGCGCCGTGACGATGTGGAGCAACCCCGGCGACGTGGTTTTCAGCCCGTTCATGGGCATCGGCTCCGAGGGTGTGGTGTCGGTGAAGCGCGGCCGGCGGTTCTTCGGCTGTGAACTGAAGCCGTCCTACTGGCGGCAGGCTGTGCGCGCGCTGGAAGGTTCGGAGCGCGGGGCCGTCGATCTGTTCGCGGCGGCGGCGGATTAATGAGGCCCGAAGATCGCCTCCAGTCCCGCTGCCGCATGCTGCTGGACAGCCACCTGCAGCCGCCGTGCTGGTGGTCCAGCGTCGGCCATGAACGCAAGCAGACGCTGCGCCAGGGCCAGATGCAGAAGGCCCGCGGCGTCCGTCGTGGCCTGCCCGACGTGATGGTGTGGGCGCCGGGCTACTTCCTGGGCGTCGAGCTCAAGGCCGGCACCAACACCGCGACGGAAGACCAGCGCGCGTTCGGCCGCGCCATGGCCGCGCTAGGCCACGGCTATGCGCTGGTCCGATCCGTCGAGCAGCTCGTCGACGTTCTCGAGCAACACGGCATCCCGCTCCTCGCCGGCGCGCGTGTCGCCGCGCTGCGCCACGACGGGATGCTGGCCGTGCCTGTCGCGCGCAAGCCGGCACGCATTGCGAAGCCGTCCGCGGCCAAGCCGACGCGCAAGCAGCTTGCCACGCTGTCGCGGCTGCGGGCAAAGGGGGTGGTGATTTGACCGCCGCCATCGACATGGAAGGCCGCAATATCGGCCACCTCCTCGTGCTGGAACAGGCGCCGTCGTCCGGCCGGCGCGCGATGTGGTGGGTGATCTGCACCGACTGCGCGCGCCAGTTCACGGCCGGCGGCACCAATCTGCGCAAGGCCGCGCGTGGCGTGTGGCGGGTGCTGTGCCCGAGCTGCGAGCGCGACGAATGACCGACGACGCCCGCCCGCTCCACATCGAGCTCCACGGCCAGCCCGGCGCGCTCCGCGGCACGCTGCGCCTCGGCGGCCTGGAGTTCCCCATCGCGTCCTGGCGCCAGGGTGGCGACGCCGGCCACGTCATCGCGCGCACGGAAGGCGGCTTGCAGATCACGATCGCCATCGAGCGCGAACCGGACGGCACGCGCTCCGGCGGGATGTGCATCGGCGAGACGCGATACGTCGTGCATTCGCTGGTGGTGGATGGGCTGACGATCAGCGGCACGGCTGAGGTGCTGCATGACCCGTGGTGGGAAAGCTGGAAGGCGGGGCGCGCATGACGCTTCAAGTTCTCGACCTATTCAGCGGCATCGGCGGGTTCTCGCTTGGCCTGGAGCGGGCCGGCATGACCACGGCCGCCTTCTGCGAGATTGAGCCGTTCTGCCGCGCCGTGCTGGCGAAACATTGGCCGGGAGTGCCGATTTACGATGACGTGCGAACCCTCACCGGCCAGCAATTGGCAGCAGACGGAATTGTTCCCGACGTTGTCTGTGGCGGTTTCCCCTGCCAGGACATCAGCGTTGCAGGACGGGGTGCAGGCCTCAGCGGCGAGCGTTCCGGCCTCTGGTTCCAATACCACCGCATCATCAGCGAAGTCCGGCCGCGCTGGGTTGTCATCGAAAACGTCCCGGCCCTTCGCTCTCGCGGACTGGACGTCGTGCTCGGGGGCCTCGCTACGCTCGGGTATGATGCGGAGTGGCACCTTATTCCCGCTTCCGCCATCGGCGCTCCCCATCAGAGAGACCGCGTGTGGATACTGGCCTACCCCGCGCTCGGAGGATGGGGAGAGCACGGGCATGAGCGCAGCAAGGTTGGCAACGCGGGCGCCGGACAACCTGCCGACTGCGGTGCGGATGTGGCCGACTGCGACGGCGGATTGCGCGACGGAACGGGAGAAGCGTTACGCGCAGGGCGGCGAGCCGCTGACACTGGCGGTAAAGTGCTGGCCGACGCCGGCCGCGCGGGATTATCGGGCGCCGAATGCGCCGGATGGCCCGAGCCGGTTGTCTCGGTCGCCGACATCTGGCGAGCAGCTTCCCAACGCCGTTGGGGGCGTGCTGCACCCGGATTGGGTGGAGAAGCTGATGGGGTTCGCCGCTGGGTGGACGGAATTCGTCCAGTGGAACCCTGGGAAGGCAACACGCCGCGCACCGTAGGCCGAGGCTTTCCGAACCGCCGGCCACGTCTCAAGGCGCTGGGAAACAGCGTCGTCCCGCAGATCCCGGAGCTAATCGGCCGCGCCATCCT